CATTATGAACAAATTGCAAATAGATAGCCGAGATATAGAGGGCATCGACAAGTTCAAAGGATTCCCAGATTACCGTTCATCCCACTACGACGAACCCAACATCCTAGCCCACTACCGCACGAACACCCGTGACGTTGGTGGTCGGCCTTCTACCTTCATCGAGGAGATACAGAGCGATTGGCATCAAGCTGGTAGGAAGAAGGGGTATGTTACTTCCCCAGAACGACAAGGACTTGATGAAGATATTGCCGCAAAGAAAGCTGAAAATGATAGGCTCAGAGACGCAATGCAAGCAGCAAAGCGGCCTGTTGACGTTTCAACCATAAACTCTATTGATGACTTGCCTCCTCATACGGCAGAAGAATCAAGAATATGGAATTTGATAGAACAAAACGGCGCAGAGTTAAGCGCATTGCAAGCTAAAAGGGCTAATGCAGGGGCGGGCGTCCCAGACGAACTCTACAAGAAGAACTGGCACGAACTAGCCTTCAGACGCGCTGTTAAAGACGCTGTGGATGCAGGGCATGACAGCGTAAGTTGGACACCGGGCCAAGTGCAAGCTGATCGGTATGATTTGAGTAAAAGCGTGGATGAAGTTTTATATTACCCTGATGGCGATGACACCTTTACCATAGCAGTGACGAAAGACGGGAAAACCCTACACCACCAAGCAAATGCTACACCTAGCGAGTTAGAAGAAGTTGTTGGGAAAGATATTGTCGAAAAGATGGTTAGCGGCAGTGGTGAAAAACGTGCATTCGAGCCAAAGGGCAACTTGGCAGACGACCATATGGCTTTAAGCGGCGGTGACCTCAAAGTAGGCGGCGAAGGCATGAAGGGTTTTTATGACAAGATGCTGCCTAAGTACGCTGGTAAGTTCGGGAAGAAGTATGGGGCGAAGGTTGGGGTTGAGAAGATACACCCGAAGGAAAGCACTTACAATATATTCGATGAAAGCGGCGTTCTTGACAGTAATGTAACGGCAGGACGTGCCGATGAAGTCATAGAAGAGTACAAGCGAGCAGGTGGGATCAATGTTGGGAAGGTTTTGCAAGACGATTATAGCCAAGACATATGGAACCTACCAATCACCGACAAGATGCGCGAGGCTTCAAAGGCTGGTGTTATGTTGTCTAAAGCTCCAGGCAAAGGTTTATTAGCCTCGCAGGATGAGCCGAAGAAGAAAGTCAAAATTAAGAAAGCCAAGAAGAAATCTAAGAAGCCGACATACGGTCTTCTGAACATGGACCCCGCTTAATGCAACCAGTACTGACCAAAGCCGAGGAAGCAGAAGTTAAAGCTGCCAAGGCGAAGGTCGGTAACGCCGAAAGTCAGATGTTGCGTTATCGCAACGACCCGAAGGCTTTTGTTGAGGAGATTATTGGCGCGACGCCTGAGAAGTGGCAAGCTGATGCTCTTAACGCTATTGCTAAAAATGACCGAGTGGCTATTCGCTCTGGTCACGGTGTTGGCAAGTCCTGTTTCCAAGCGTGGCTTGTTTTGTGGTTCATGTGTACCCGTTACCCGGTGAAGATGATTCTAACGGCTAACACCATTAACCAGATCAACGATGTTTTGATGGCAGAGATTGCCAAGTGGCACCGGGGCATGAACCAAGTGTTTCGGGATATGCTGGTAATCAAGGCTGACCGGGTCGAGTTAAAGGGCGCGGAGAGTGAGAGCTTTGCCGTTGCGCGTGTTAGTCGGAAAGAGACACCAGAGAGCTTGCAGGGTTTCCACAGTGATAACCTGATGTTCTTGATTGATGAGGCGTCTGGCATCCCTGACATTGTCTTTGAGGTCGCGTCAGGTGCATTGTCTACCAAGGGCGCGAAACAAGTGCTTACAGGCAATCCTACCCGTGCTAACGGCTATTTCTACGACGCTTTTAACAAGATGCGTGAGAAGTGGAAGCTGTTTAAGGTTTCCTGCGCTGATAGTACGAGGGTTGATCCAGGCTTCCTGGAAGACATGAAGACCCAATACGGAGAAGACAGTTCGATTTATGGTGTTCGTGTATTGGGGGACTTCCCCCGCGAAGCTGACGACGTTCTGATACCGTTACATTTAGTTGAGAGCGCGGTTGAGCGTGATGTTGAACCTACCGGCGACTTTGTCTGGGGGGTTGATGTTGCGCGTTTTGGTGATGATCGGTCCTGTTTGGTTAAGCGGCAGGGGAACACTGTTTTAGAGCCTCCGATGACTTGGCGGCAGAAAGACACCATGCAATTGGCTGGATTGGTCAACGCAGAATATTTCATGACGCCCTCGGAACAAAGGCCCGTTGAGATCATGGTTGACGTAATTGGCTTGGGTGCCGGTGTTGTTGATCGTTTGGCAGAGATGGGTTTGCCAGTTCGCGGTGTTAGCGTGTCAGAAAGCCCGAGCGTCAAAGAGAAATTCGAGAAGCGCCGGGATGAGCTTTGGTATGAGTTGCGAGAGTGGTTTTCACGTCGCGACTGTAAGATTCCAGATGATGCGAATCTGATTACAGAGCTAACCAGCCCGACTTTCAAGTATCAGTCTAACGGCAAATTGAAGGTCGAGGGTAAATCCGAGATGAAGCGGCGCGGTGTTCCTAGCCCAGACGTTGCCGATGCCTTCATGATTACGATGGAGAGCGCAGCCCATAACGCCGGTATGAACGGCGGGAACTTTGGTGGCTGGAACAAGAAGTTGGATTATTCACAAATTAATAGAATGGTAGTGTAATGGATCAAGAAGAGATCAAAACAGCGGCATCCAGGGCGCTACAATCCTGCATTGGGTTCATGGCAGATGAAGTATCGTCTGACCGTGAAAAAGCTATTAAGTACTATAACCAGGACAAGGACGGTCACGAGGTAGAGGGCCGGTCACAAGTTGTGACATCTGAAGTGTCAGACACGATCCTGTCGATTATGCCGTCATTGCTAAAGATATTCACGCAGCCCGGTAAGGGTGCGCGGTTCGAGCCTAGTAAACCAGAAGATGAAGCGTTTGCAGATCAAGCCACAGATTACATCAACAGCGTTGTCATGGGCGTTGATAACGACGCCTTCACAATTGGTCACCACTGGTTCCATGATGCTTTGTTGCAGAAGGTCGGGATTGTCAAATGGTACTGGGACGAGACAGTTACTGAAGAAGTTGCTGTCCACGAGAACCTGTCAGAGAACCAGTTCTTCGCACTTGTTAACGATGGCGACATTGAGCTTTTAGAATATGCCCTGGAAGAATCCGAGATGGGCAACCTTTACACTGTGAAGGTCCGTAAAGAGTTTAAGAACGGTAAGGCTATTGTTGAGAATGTGCCACCCGAAGAGTTCCTGATTTCGCCTAGAGCGCGTTCATTGGAAGAAGCACCTGTAGTGGCCCACAGGACACGAAAGACTATTTCTGAGCTTATTGAGGCTGGGTTCGATCGGGAGCAAGTAGAGGAGCTACCTGATGCGATTAACGACCTATCTACTGAAGATTTGGCTCGTCAGATTGAAGGTGCGAATAATTTCCGCGACACTGACGACTTGTCCGCGAAAGAAGTCTGGATTTCAGAAGTATATATGAACCTGGACGTTGACGATACGGGCGTTGGTCGGTTGCACCGGATTTGGCTTGGTGGCGATGATGGCTCCGAGTTGTTAGATTTTGAAGAGACAGACGAAGTGCCGTTTGCAGATATTTGTCCTCTGCCGGTCCCACACGCATTTTTTGGGAGGTCATATGCTGACCTGACCATGCCATTGCAGGAGATTAGCACCTCCACCATGCGCGGTGTTTTGGACAGCTTGGTATTGGCTAACACGCCCCGCACAGCGGCTGTGGAAGGTCAAGTTAACCTGGACGACCTATTGACCCCTCGGGCTGGTGGCGTTGTACGTGTTAAGCGCCAGGACGCTCTGAGAGAGCTAAATACTACTTTTGTTGGGGGTCAAGCGTTGCCGATGTTTGAGTTGCTTAACGCCATGAAGGAAAACCGCACGGGTGTTTCTCGCAACGTGAACGGCATTTCTGCCGAGGCTTTGCAGAATACCACAGCGACGGCTGCATCTCAGGTCCAAGCAGGGGCAACCCAGCGCCTGGACATGACAGCAAGAATCTTCGCCAATGGCGTCAGAAAATTATATTCCGGTTTGTTACGTCTGATTGTACGTCACCAGGATATGCCACGCACGATTAAGCTGCGCGGCAATTGGGTTGAGTTTAATCCTGCCAACTGGAACCCTGACATGATGGTGACCACGAATGTTGGCTTGGGATATGGATCAGACGAAGAAAAGGTCATGGCGCTTCGCGGCGTCTACGATGTCCAGAAAGAAGCTTTGATGGCTGGCGGTGTGGATGGCTTGGTTAACCCCGGCAATATTTACAACACGTTGATCGATCTGGTTGAGACTTCCAAGCTGACCAATGGTGAGCGTTACTTCAACCAACCACAGCCACAGCAAGCTAAACAGCCGGTCCCTGACCCACAGATGGAGTTGTTGTCTAAGCAGCTACAGGTTCAAACACAGATCGAAGCTGGCAAGGTCCAGGCGAAGTCACAAGCTGACGCAGCCAAGATACAATTGGACCGCGAGAAGGCCATGCAGGATGTCCAGCTTAAACAGGCTGAACTTAATCAGGCGATGGCTATTGCACAGGCTCAGATTGAGGCTGACAACCAACGCACACAAAGCAAGATCAACGCAGACTTCGCAGAAACTGTTAAGAAGATCAATGCCGACCAAGAGCTTAAAGAATATGAGTTGGCAGTGGAAGCAGAGCAGCGCATCGCAGAAGCTGAAGCCCCAGAGCCTGTCCAGGCTCCAGAGCCGGTACACGCGCCACCTCCACCTCCACAGGCACCCCCAGTGGTTAACGTGAAGGTCGCAAACGAAGCCCCGGTAAGTGGTCCCAAGCGCGTGGATATTATCCGCGATGACGAAGGCAACATTATTGGCGCGGATGTTTCTGGTGAGGCAAGCACTTCTGACGAGGATTTTGAATAATGGCTGATGGATACATTGCCGCCGGGACGACCGGCAAAAACCTCGCAACCAGGATCGTAACGGATCGCAACAGCGACGAGGTCCACAACGAGGTCGTCGAAATCGGCATGGATTACCTGACCCGAGTAACAATGGGGTTGATTCCTGGACATAGTATTTTGCGCGGCCTTGGCGAAATTGACGACACGACAGTCACTGTTGGCGGCGAAGATATTACTCGTATGGGTGAATTAAACCCTTCACCAACCTCGACAACATATGTCCCAACCCCAGATGAAGCCGGGGAGCAGATGACGCTTGTCTCCGAAAGTACAGCGGATAACTCAACAGGCTCAGGCGGGGCAACTGTTAGGGTTGTTTATATTGATGCGGCTGGCGCAGAGCAAAACGAAGTAGTCACTCTGAACGGCAGGACAGGCGTTAACACCGTTGCAACTGACATCCGATTTGTCCAAGAGCTTAATGTTGTATCTTTAGGCTCTGCCAACACCTCTGGCGTGGCGGCTGGGCCTATTAAGATTTATAAAACCGGAACAACTGGCCTTGTCTATAATATGATTGCAGCCACTGGCAACATGAGCCTTGTCCCACACCGGATGGTCCCGGCTGGTAAGACATTGCACTTAAAAATGTGGGCTTGTACAGAAAGCCGTGGCAAGAGAACAGCAATTAGGCTTAGGGCCGATTGTAACCACCTGACACCGCCAACACGTCAAGCCGGGGTGTTCTTATTCAAGTCAACAATGTATCTCAACAAGATGGCTGCGGGTGACATTGACCTTGCTTACACAATCCCAAGTTTAAGTATTGTAAAGGCTTCTTGTTTCTCCGATCAAGTTGACGCAGATGCCTCAGTACATTGGTGGGGCGTCTTAATTGACGACGAGGCGTAAATGTTAGCGGCACTTCTAGCCAACCTCCCAGAGGAGCAACATCCAACGGGTGGCGGTGGGTTTTTAAGACCTGATCCAGGCACTGGGTTTCCAGAGCATATTGTCGATAAAGACAAGATCAAGTTAGACGACAATGGCAACTTCGTCAGCTATGGCGAAGAAGAGAAAAGTGGAGTCAAATCGACCCCCATTTTGACTCACAATCCTGAGTCAAAGCTACCAAAGAAACGGCGCAAGATGCGCGTACTGTTGCCACCGGCGAAGGTGGCAGAGTTAGCGGCTAAATACCGCGACGATGAAGAGGCATTGGCGTTGATATTAATTATGGCAGAGGCGGTAGAATAATGGGTTTATTAGATCAAGCACAAGCGGCAGGGCGCTACGGCGACACGATCCTGGCGCACATCAACCCAGAAGAAGCCGCCTTGCTAAAGAGCCTTGGTGGTTCTGGTACAATCAACCCAACAACTGGGTTACCTGAATTTTATGGTGGCATGGGTAATGACAGCGCGTCTGACATATCTGGTGGCTTTAGTGACGCATACGGCGGCGACCCAACGGCTCCTGGAAACAGCATGGGTCCAAGCGGTGGTGACAACGATTCACAGTATAGCAACGCCTTCACCCAATCAGATCAGCAAGCTTTAGAGAACAATGCTGTCAATCAAGGGAACTTAGAGGTTAATTCTGGCAACGATGCTATAGACACAAATATGAATATGTTTGGCATCTCACGCACCGATATGCCTCTTTCGTTCCTTGGATTAACCCCCCAGCAACTCACCAACCAGAATACTATGGGCAAAGGTTACGGGCTTGGATTTAACGCTGGAGCTTTCCTTGGCGACTTAACAGGTATCCCCGGCGCGGGTTTTGTTGGCAGTAAGCTTGCCTCGACAACGCCGCTTACTGGCCCTGATATTCCAGGGTCGCCGTCTACACAAACTGAGTCTGACCCTTTCGCTACTGGCGATAACGGCAACGATAACTATGGGCGAAGCCCATACTATCAAGCGCCAATTGCCTCAACAGCCGACAAAGCAGTGGAGGAGGTGGCTCCACCAGTAGCGACAGAGCATCAGTCGTATTGGCAACCAAAAACCCTGCTAGACGAACAGCCAAACCCGACTAATTCGTATGGTTATGCCGCTCCGAGCGTCAACGATTACTTGGGCGCATTTAATCAGAATAACAACCAGTGGAGGGGCTGGGGATGACCCAAACACTAACACCAGAAGCTATTCAACAACGGGCCTCACAGGCCCGTTTTTTATTGGAGAATCCGCTTCTCAAAGAAGCGTTTGAATCTCTTCAATCACGGTACATGGACGCCTGGAAGCAAACCGCCTCTAGCAGCGTCGATGAGCGGGAACGATTGTTCGCCGCTTTTCAAGTCCTGGAGCAAGTCGAGACGCACCTACAAGCCATGATCGAAAATGGCAAGGTCGC